ACGGTTCAAGTTAAAGCATCGGTCATGATAAGCGGATGGTAACCGACGTTCAAGTAGTGATAATTAAAACCAATTTTTTCTTGATGACCAAAGGTCTCAAAGTAGGTTGAATCCAAATCTAGCACCAGTTCAGTATTGGCTGATCTTTCATCAATTAAAGAGACAATACGACGATTTAATTCTTGTAGCTCATCAATGTCTTCGTTCGTGAGATGTGATAGAAATCTGGAAATAGTTGGTTGAGATGCCATGTTTTGCGCATAAACAAGTCGATGTTCGATATCTTGGGTCAAGTAATCTGCAACGTCGTCGTTGCGATAACCTTCGATAACTTGAATGAGCATTTGCAATAACAATTCTACCTTAGCATAGCGTGGATTTTTGCGATTATCGTTGAATTCAACGTTATTAAAGAGCCTGGAAATTACAGGCGAATTCAGAAAAATACTAAGCAGCACGTTGCCACCATCCGAGGTAATTGGTGCCCCATTGTCTGAAACTGCAACTAAATGGTTGCTAGGTAATACTTTTTGAGTCATAATTTTAGACGCTCCAATTTTTGAGTATTTGGTTTGTTTTCCACTAACAAAATATCATAAAAAAGAGCTCCTATGGTTTTCACCCAACGGGTGAAAGCGCAAAACCCGCTGAAACGGTATTAACTTGCTGTTTCAGCGGTTTTTTGTTTGTCTTGATGAATAATCCGGGTCAATAACTTTGATGCAGGTGCCACACCTTCAAATGCTGCATCACCATTTGATAACGCACCATCTGCTGACCCATTCGCATAATGAGTTACGCGTTCAAAGTATCGGGTATCTATGGCGATTACGACGTTGTAGAGGAGCTTGATGTTGTTGAATACACAGAGTCACTGCCACAAGTACATGATCCCATTGATGATTTGGATGACTTCAAAACTCGACAGGCTCAATACTTTACACCTTCCACTTTGAAGAATGGGCTAACACGTAGTCGAGAAAATATCGCTGACATTCAAGGCATTTTGTTTGACTTGGATAACGTGCCAGACCGTGACGAGTTGCAACACGATTTCTACACTCTGCTAACTAAGACGAAGTTGGAAGTTTATCTGTGGCTCACACCATCTGCAATAGCTATTGGCGGCCACGAGAACGGCCACAGGCTATTTATTCCACTTGCACAAGCAATTGACCCAAGGCTACTTGGAAAGGCCGTAGATGAGCTTACAATCGCTTTTGCAAAGGCCGGGTTTAACCTGCTCAACTATGGTGTCGATTTAACAGCTTCTAAGACGGTTTCTAGGCTTATGGGCCTACCACTTCAAAAGACAGGAACAATCGTTCCATGGGACTTGTCAGAACGATTTAAGTACAAGGTTAAGGCAGAACATCACGACTCTGGTTTTGTCCCGATTGGTTCAGATGATATGCAAGAGTTCAACGCACCAACAGTTGAAAATCTAACAAGTTTCATCAGTGGTTACGTTGACAAGCACAATATCACTTTTAACAAAGGCGAACGTGACAACAACTTGACTCGTCTAATCGGTGGGGTTGCTAAGGCATTTGCTGGTGTGGCAGATGATGACCTTATTGAGGCACTTTACAACTCAAACATCGCTCAACTACTCGACAACCCAGGTAAAGATATTACTAACAAGACACGACGATTATTGAAAGGATAGATCATGGAAAGTGAATTAGCATTACGGTCTGTCCGTGCATTCGAACAAATTCAAATTCCACATACGCTTGATGATGTATATGGTGGACGCGGGACTACTGATTTCGTGGACAGCTTGGACTGGCTCAGTTCAACAGTTAAAAATCGAACTGCTGACGGTGAGCATGGTGATATTAAGTACACTATCAACTCAGTCACGGCGTTCTCAAAGTGGTTGGTTAGTTTCGACGACTACGCAGTTAAAAATGACTGGGGATATCATTGGAACGGCAATTACTGGGAACGTATGGCTGTCAAGCAAGTCTACAACATGATCGATGTGGCTATTATGACAATCGCTGATTTGCTGCATCTTGCAATGAATAAGAAGCGTGAACTGCAGCGTGACATCAAGCCGTATCTAATTGAGCGGTCACGAGATTTTGATGACACAGTCAAGCCAAAGTACATTGCATTTAAAGGGTGGACACTCAACGTTACAACTAACGGATTTTTTCCACCAGAGAAGAGTATGAACATCATCGGAGGTTTCGACTTCGCACCTGATCCAGACAAAATCCCGGATACATGGATTGCGTATTCACAATATATTTTTGGAGATAACGCACGATTCTTTTGGGCTTGGATGGGATATGCATTTCAAAACGACATGAACTGGAAGCAAGGCGCGTTGTTCTTGCTTGACCCAATTGGCGGAACTGGTAAGACATATTTCGTGACTAAGCTCACTCAAGCTTTGTTTGGTTCACAACGAGTTGGGGCGTTCAAGTTGAAGAACATCCAAGGTGATAAGGCACGATTTGAAACAGCACGCTTCGTTGATAAGTCATTGATGGTTGATGATGATGCCAGTCGAGCACGTATTAAGGAAGACGATACATTCAAATCAGTCACCGGTGGCGGGCTTTCACCAGTTGAACGAAAAGGTATTGATGGAAGCGAATATAAAATAACAGCGAAGATGATTATCAACGTTAACGAGATGCCAATTTTCAACAATGCCGGAGCAATTAAACGTCGATTGCATATCATCAAGACGGTTGCACCTTTTGTAGATGCAGACGAAGAAGCACGCCGTGACGAGTTGTTCCCAGAAGAAAAGCTTCAAGATGAAATTCCATCTCTGGCAACGTATGCGATTGAAATGTATCAGAAGGCCAAAAAGGAAGATTGGCAAATTATTGGAAACATTGTTGACGACATCGTTGCAACTGACCCATTCGCCGAATGGTTTGGAAACTTGCAACAAGGAACATATAAAGCGTCTGAGCTATATGATAAGTTCGTCGAGTATTACGTGAGTTTGGATATTAGCAAGGACAATGATCCAATGAGCACAACCGCCTTTGACAGGAAAATGGCAAATTATGCCAACAAGAAGCGTCTAAAAGAAGGCGCCGTCTATGAAGTGAAAGGCGGATAAATCGCCGGTGTAGGGTTGTGTAGGGTTATGACGGGTTTGGGTGGTGGGTTAAACCCTTGGTATATATACCTTATGTAGGGTATGTAGGGTTATTTATTTTATTTTCCATAAATTAAAAAAGAAGTTATATATATAAGAATATATAGGACCGTACAACCCGTAATTTGTCCGTTAAGCCTTGGTGTGACTGGGTTTCTGTTTAATTTAACCCATACATAACCCAACACCATAACCCAACATCAGAGAAAAATGACTATGAACGAATTATTTACAAGCTTGGCAAACTTTCTTAAGCGTGAGTTTGGTGCGATTAACGACAAGTTGGACAGTTTGAAAGGCAACAGCGACCAAGTTGGTAGTGTGAAAATCTTTGACGCGCTGATTGAGTTGGACAATGAGTTCGCATCTGGAAACATGATGGGACAAAACGGACAACGCAAGTTCCGACCAAAGGGTTATCACGACTATCAGGACGAATTGGTTCAAGCGCTGGACGAGTTGAACGATAAGACGAAGTTGGAAATCAATCCGGATGACGCATTGGCAGTTAGTTTGGTGTTTTATCAGACGAGAGTGAAGCAAACAACGAGATCAACTAAAGACTTAGACAACATGGAAAAGCCAACACTGGACGCTATGCAGGAAGCGCTTGGCTTTGATGATGCACAAATTGTTGATAAGCGCAGCCGAAAGATGATGCATTTTACACGGGCGCTTCGAATTGAAATTTGGAGGATGTAAGGATGACTGAAAAGGCACATAAGTTTGTTGTTCGCAGTAATGAACATGATATTTCAGGCAATTATAGTTATCTTAGAGCGTTCGGCACTCATTTATATACGTTTTTCGACATAGAAGATGCGACGAAATTCGATACGCGAGAAGAGGCGCAAGGATGGGCTAATTCTCATCAGATGGTTATCGAAATTGATGAAGACGGAAACGAGGTTGAATAATGCGAGAAATTAAATTCAGAAACATACACGGGCAGCCGGAACAATACACAGGCATTAAGGATATTAACGGCGTTGAGATTTATGAAGGCGATATTATCAAGTTTCACGTAGTGATGTTGTCCCCTGATGACAAGGTTGGATATGTTAAATATTATCCAGAATACGGTTATTCAATCGTGCTAACGCTTAATCGTGTACTCAGGCAAGAATACTGGGCGTCAGGCGATAAACACACGGTTGAAGTGATTGGAAATATCCACGAAAACGAAGAACTACTACACTAACAAAACAGCCAAGGGTGAAAAGACTGTGAGCCCGTATGGAGGAAATAAGATGATTATCGTTAAGTGGCAAGAAGTGATCAATGGCAAGAAGAAGGATATTCACCAACACGTTGTGAACATGCAACTGGCCAATCAACTGCGTAACAGTAAGCGTAGCGAAGGAATTAATGCATGGATTGAGATGGAGGAGAAGTAATGACGCTGAACAATTTGAAGGACGTTTTTGAAAATCCGGATCAGCTACCGTTTTTCACGCCAATCTTGTTCAATACAATGGGCTTTTATGTGGGATATGTTCGTGTACCTGCTGACTTTCTCGTTAAGCTTGATGTAGCAACTGAACATTCATTAGTTAATTTCTCTCTAAAAGGTGTGGATTATCTAGACGAGGCATTCAATGGGTATACAGATAACGAAATTACATTTGGAAATGTAGCTAAAGATGGTTCTGTGATTTTTGGAATTGATGATAACCATATCGTAGCGAAATATTACGAAGGCATGGAACACGATACACAAGCGTTAGCGGACTTTTTGAAGAGTATATATGAGAACCGTGAATTGTTGGAGGATAAGTAATGAAAATTACAGCAGAAGTAAGTGGGCAAGATATGGCTACGGTGCTTGTGGATAATACATCGCCAGTTGGCGATACATACCATGACAAGGTAAGTAACGCCAAGTTGCTTGAAGTAACTGAAATAGTTACAAGAATGATTGACGATATTTGGTGGATTTATTACCAAAACAAGGACCGTAATGAGGCTTCCGTTAAAGAGGCTAGTGATATTGCTAAGACCGCTTTGTTGGGTGTTAAGGAAGCCCTGGAAGAATTAAGTGAGGAAGATTAATGGCACATTTGATTAGCGAGGCAATCTTGTGGATTGTAATTGGTATTTATGCATACTGGACATATAAAGCTGATAAAGCGCGACGCGAATACGAACGTAAGGCGCAACGTGCAGTAGAGGCAGTAGAAGGATGGCGTGATGTATATCTGAAGGTATATCAAATGAACGACTCGAAAGAAGATGATCATGCGTAAGTATTACTATTTCCGAGATAAGCAAGGCTACTTCAAACTCGCTTATACACCACAAGGCAATCGCGTGATTGTGCGGACGTGGAATAAGCGTCAGGCATATCGCACAAGTAGCAAGTGGCTCATCAAGCATATGGTCAGCAAGTGGTTAGTTGGGTATTACTATTGGGTAGAAGAAGGATAAACAAAAAGCGCCAGACCGAAGTCCAGCGCCATGTAAAAGAATTGGGGGTAAGTTCATTTTAACATGGTTCGGAGGACGTAGGAATGGCACTTTTACCAGCGGTGAATGAGAAGGCAACAAGAGAAGCGGTTCGAGAGTTTTTTGATAGTGAGTGGCCACGTATCGTTAACATGGCTGATATGGGATATGTTGATTTGAAGTCAGTTGAAATTTCAGACATGCCAAGTGCTCGATCATTTGGTAATGCTAACGATGAGAGGTTCACGAACCACACTGACGCTGTGTACTACTATGATGCCGTTGTCCATGCCATCAAGGTTATGACACAGCCACACAGGCACTTCATGTGGTTGCGATACGTCCGACACTTAGAATGGTTACAAGTAGAAGCACTGACTGGTTACAGCACTAGGCGTGGTCAAGAGATTATCGACGAAGCGTTTCTGTTGTTCGCTGATAAGTTTGCCGATGTTGATGATCTGCGAGTTAAGGAAAGCAGCAGTTATTAGTTGCGCAACTTATTAATTATTTATTGATTGACTATTTAACCAAGTGGATATATCATTTGTGTGTAATATATTATAGATAACCTGAGGGGGTACGATCATGGCTTTAGAAGACAAGATTGATGGCGCAAAGGATCAAGTAGCAGGTAAGGCGAAGGAAGTTGAAGGTAAGGTCCAAGGACTATTGGGTAAGGCCAAGGATGCCTTTGGAGATGTTAAGGATGCTGCAGAAGATGCAGTTGAAGACATCAAGGAAAAGTTTGATAAGTAATTTTTAATACTTCCAAATGCGTACTCGCTGTATTTGGAAGCATTCTTTTGTTCCTTTAGCTCAGTTGGTTAGAGCAGACGGCTCATAACCGTCCGGTCACTGGTTCGAGACCAGTAGGGAACATGGCATGGATTGATAGATGTTAGGCCTTTTCATCCCTATATGGCTACAACACTCACACAGATGTCTATCAATCTTTGCTTTTATAAGCCGATATGGCGGAACTGGCATACGCAGCGGACTTAAAATCCGTCCCTTAATTGGTTGTGGGTTCGAATCCCACTATCGGCATATTCACATCAGGTAGCAATCAGTTAGATTGTTACCTTTTTATTTTATTTTGACAAATTTTACGAAAAAAAGTGCGTATATGGTTCGCAAGTGCCGCATGCAAGGTGCAGGCGGTCCAAGTTATTATGATAGAGTACCAAAGTTGAAATAAAGCATACCGTGGCTCATTATATGTGAGTGCACGGTTTTTCTCTGTCATCAAAAAATTATTTGTAGGAGGTTAGCATGTTTGTTTTATTAAATTTTTTCCTCATATTTTTTTCTTTTTTTATTGGCTATATTGTGGGATATAAAGATAAATTATTTAAGAAGTAACGCTAGTATTGAAATTATGGGTAATAAAACGCGGTGCATACATATTACTAATTAAGAAAGGAGTTAGGTACATGGCTAAGATGACACGATGCAGATACGTCAGTCCAGCCGGTGTTAGATGCCACAGATTAGCAGAAGAACCAAACCACTACTGCGCTATGCACATCGAACATGAAGCAGAGTATCAGGTTAAGCGGAAGCAGTGGAACGTTAAGCACACGTCACACTACTACCACAAGTACAACAAGACACAACGTGTACGCAATGATACCAAGCGGGAACAGGATAAGTTCTACCGTACTAAGCAGTGGACGAATGGACTAAGACCAGCAGTGCTAGAGCGTGACAACTACCTGTGCCAATACTGCAAGGCGAATGGACGGATGACGCCAGGCAAGATAGTTGACCACATCATTCCTTATGAGTTCGATCCAAGCAAGCGCGATGACCTAAGCAACCTAGCAACCATCTGTGCTGCATGCCACACTAGCAAGACACGTTGGGAGCAGGAGTATTACGGTACAGGAGCAGGGAACGAATTGAAGAACGTGGCAGCAGTGCCCGACATTAAGTACTTACCAGATTTTATGGATAGCGCTAAAACGCAATGAGAGCCGTTTTAAGCGCTTTTTGTTTTGTCCGGCATAATTACTCGAACACGTTCTGAAAATTAAATGACCCCGCCCCTGGGTGTCTTAAAAGAAGAGCACACACATTGCTGTGTTCTTGTAAAAAAGTTTGATTTTGAAAAATTTTTAATAGGGGGGTACCCAGCAGTTAAGGAGGTGATGTTAGGTGCCACGAAAAAGCTATGAAAGCGAGTCTGACGCTGTTTTGTCGCCGACCCCGCCACATCACTTAGGCAAGATTGCAAGCGCCATGTGGCGAAAAATGGTGCCCGTACTTAACGCTTCAAACAAGATGGCTCCATTGGATAAGAATTTGGTTGAAATGTACGCAAGCCAATACGAGATTTATCGAAATGCCTATGAAGATATCAAAGAGAATGGTCAAGTTACCAAAGTTTATAAGACGGTGGTTAACCCAGTGACCGGTGATGTGATTGCTAACGATATGACGGGCTATAAGCGCAACCCAAGTACACAGATTTACTCGGATGCCATTAAGCAGTTGAAATCATTAGGTAGTGAGCTTGGTTTATCACCTGCCAGCCGTGCTGAACTTATGCAATTGAGTTTGGACGACGGAAAAGACAAGCCAAGTGCTACGGAACAACTGCAAGCGCTATTGAATGGAGGTGGTGATGATGAGAGTTGATATGACTCAATCACACGACGTTCTAGGTTGGTACCAGCAACTACATGGCGATTACGCAGACATCAGAACCAAGTACAAGGACGCTGGAACAAAGTACACATTCAGTGTCCTAGATGGTGATGTTCTGGCCGGCTACATGATTAAGCTTGCAGCGTTCCGGCATATTCAAGACTTGGTGCGTTCAGAAACAGATGATTCGTTTGATTACCATTACAACGTCAGGGAAGCCAACAAGATACTTCAATTTGCGAGTGTATTTCCTGATGTTGATACCGGTGAGCCAATGCCACTTATGCCGTGGGAAAAGTTTGCGCTAACTCAATTGGTTGGGTGGCGTGACCACCTTGGCAACAAACGATATACAACGGCTATTCTGTCAGTTGCGCGCGGACAAGGTAAAACTTATCTAATGGCTATTCTTATGGCCTATGACTTCATGATTGAGTCAATTGGATTGTCTAACCAAGACTATCTTGTTGCGTCTATCAACTGGAAGCAAACTGGTAAGCTGTTCGGTTACATTGGTACAGCGCTTAATAAGATGACAGCGGTTGAACCGTGGAAGTCCTTGGCTGCTGAATCAGGGCTGAAAGTTCAAAATGACCAGATTGTCATGAAAAACTTCAACAACATCATGCGTGCGATTAGTCATGAGTCAGGACAATATGACTCGTTCCACTTCAAGACAGCCGTTTTTGATGAAATTGGTGAAGTTAAGAGCCGTGAAAAGATTGCTAAGATTACTTCTGGTCAGGTCAAGGTGCCTAACAAGCAATTCATTCAAATTTCGACATCATACCCAGACCCAACGGTGCCATTTCATGACGACCAAAAGGCTGGTCAGCAAATCATGGAACAGGACTGGAACCGCGCAAATGACGACAATTTGGTGCTAGTTTGGGCGCAAGACAGCCTAAATGAGACATTTATGCCTGAAACTTGGGTGAAGTCGAACCCGTTGCTTGATTTGAAAGGTCAACATGATGTTTTGCTAAAGGGTTTGACAACTGAACGCGACACAAAGATGCTACAAGGTGATTTGCCAGCGTTCCAAACCAAAAACATGAACATGTGGCTGGCACAATCAACTGCCAGCTTCTTGAACTTGGCTGATGTTGAGAGTGCAGTCATTCCAGATTTTGATATTCGAGGACGACAAGTTTACGTTGGCTTCGACTACTCAATGATGTCCGATAATACGTCAATTGCGTTTGTTTATCCTTACGTGGATCCAGAAGGCAATGGGCGATGGCACATTGAACAACATTCCTTCATACCGTGGCATAAAGCTGGAAGTATTGAAGCCAAAGAGAAGCAAGATGGTATCAACTACAGTGAAGCTGAACGACTTGGATATGCAACTATTACTAGTCACGAACAAGGAATGATTAATGATGACGAAGTATATGCTTGGTTGCTTGATTACGTTGAACATAACGAATTGGACGTGTTGTTCTTTGGCTACGATGCAATGGGAGCCACTAACATGGTGAAGATGCTAGAAAATAATTCAGTGTTCCCACTGCAACCGATTAGGCAACGTACGGGTGAGCTGAAAGACGCCACCAAGTTCTTACAACGTATCTTTGTTGAGAATTCAGTTGACCGATTAGACGACATCACAATGGAAAAGGCGTTGCTGAATGCCGTGCTACGTGAAGACAGTGTGGGAATTCAAGTTGATAAGACAAAAGCCACGCTAAAAATTGACGTTGTGGACGCTATTATCGACGCCATGACACAAGCGATGTATCACTTTGAGGAGTTTGGAATGGTAAATGATGCCACATGGCAAGTTGAACACATGAGTGCACAGCAAGTTGCGGACTGGTTCAACAACGCAGAAAGCGGGTTACTTGATGATTACTAAGAAAATTAAAGGCTTGGCACGAGTGATTAGGGCTAGGTTGGACGTTATTTTGTTCAGCTTGGCACTAGTCGCTTTTGTTTTGACCATGTTTTTAACAATTAATGCATTTTTCGGTGGGATTTCACTGACTATTGCACTTGCTGTTGCCGGATATGGCGTCGTGCTTATCGACAATGGCACCAACACTAACAGAAAGGAGTAAAGGAGTATGGCAGTATTCAAGCCACCTAAGATTAGCAACATGTTCGCTGCTAGTTCTGACGGTGGCAGTTTAGATGACGGCATTGTCAACTTTCTAACTGGTGGTAATTCAGATTACGTGTCTGTGCGTGAAGCAATTCATAACAGTGATTTGTACTCGCTAGTTTCACAAGTCAGTGGCGACCTTGCAAGCTCACGATTAATTGCGGATGCAACACGTGCACAGGGTATTTTGAATAACCCTGATCCACGAACTAACCCGCATGCATTCTGGCAGTCATTCTTTGCTCAAATGTTGTTCAACGGTGAAGCGTTTGCTTATCGTTGGCGCAATGCTAACGGACAAGACCAACGTTGGGAACAATTACGGCCTTCGCAAGTTCAACCGTACATCACTGATGACGGTAGCGGGTTGTTATATCAAGTGTCATTCGATGAACCGATGATTGGTACGCAATTCTTTGGTCAGGGTGACATTATCCACGTTCGATTGATGAGTACAAACGGTGGTTTGACTGGTATCAGTCCACTCACGGCATTAAGCAACGAATTAAACGTAAAAAAAGAGAGCGACAAGCTCACAATTCAAGCGTTGAAGCAGTCGATTAATGCAAACGGTGTGCTGTCTATCAAGGGTGGCGGTTTGCTTGACTGGAAAACCAAGGCATCGCGTTCAAAGCAGTTCATGAGTCAATACACCGCTTCAAATGGCGGGCCAATTGTGCTTGATGATTTGGAAGAGTTTAGTCCGTTAGAAATCAAAAGCAATGTTGCAGCACTTTTGGGACAGGTCAATTGGACTTCGACCCAAATTGCCGAGGTTTATGGCGTACCAGACAGTTATTTGAACGGTACAGGAGACCAACAATCGTCACTTGACCAAATCAAAGGGCTGTATGCAAACGCGCTTAATCGCTTTATGAGTTCCGTTGTTGGTGAGTTAAACACTAAGCTTTCAGCGAACATCACGGCAGACGTGCGACCAGCTATTGACCCAATGGGTGATAACTATCTTGGTATGTTGGCAAATATTGTTAAGCAAGGTGCACTTGGCCAAAACCAATTTGAATATCTGGCGCGAAACCAAGGATATTTGCCTGATGATATGCCGGTTGCAATTATGCCTAAGCCAGTATTGAAGGGAGGTGAAAAGGAAGATGAAGACGATTAACGTCAAGGGCGCTGTCATGGATAACGATAGTGCATGGTTTTACGACTTCTTTGGCATGGACTACACAAGTCCTAAGTCAGTAGCAGACGTATTGAACGATGGTGAAGTTGATGATGTTGTGGTGAATATTTCATCGCCTGGTGGGGACGTGTTCGCAGCCAGTGAAATCTATTCAGAGTTGAAGGCATATCCAGGCAACGTCACGGTCAATGTGCAAGGACTAGCAGCTAGTGCTGCATCTGTAATTGCGATGGCCGGGGACACGGTGAATATGGCTCCAACCGCTCAACTGATGATTCACAAGGCATCAACTACCCAAGGTGGCAACTCTGATGACATGGACAGTGCATCAGCAATGCTAAACAACACTGATAAGTCAATTGCGAATGCCTATCAACTAAAGACAGGTAAGTCACAAGCTGATTTGTTGCAAATGATGTCTAACGAAACATGGCTGAATGCACAAGATGCAGTTGATCAGGGGTTCGCAGACAGTATCTTGTTTGTAGATGAAAATGCGTCACTGGTGACTAATTCACTGGAAGCTGCATTGCCACCTAAGTCAGCCATTAACAAGCTGATGAACATCATAGCTAATGAGAAGCAAAAAGAAATGAATAACAAGACTGATAGCCAGCCTGTGGACGATTTGAAAGCCCGCAAGTTGGCTATTTTGCTAGACAAATAAATTTACGAGGTAAAAAAATATGGATATTCAAGCATTAAACAACGCCTGGGTTGAAGCTGGACAACGATTGTCAGACTTGCAAAACAAGGCGGCTTTGTTGGTAAACGACGACGCAGCAGACGTTGACGCTATTAACTCAATTAAGAACGACATCGAAGTTGCAAAGGCTAAGCGTGACTTGGCGAAGGACAACTATGATCGTGCCGTTGAAGACCAAGCACATGCAGTTTTGAACGACCCAGAGGCTGGCAAGAAGCCATTGAACGACGAAGAGGTCAATATCAAGGACAAGTTTGTTAAGGACTTTGTCGGAATGATGAAGAATGACCCAAAGGTGGTCAACTTGGTTTCATCATCAACTGACGAAAATGGAAACGCAATTGGTTTGACGATTCCACAAGACATTGAGACGGCTATCAACACGTTGAAGCGTCAATATGATTCATTGGAGCAATACGTCAACGTTGAAAAGGTTGGAACGCCTAACGGTTCACGTGTATTTGAGAAGTGGTCGGACATCACGCCATTGACTAACTTGGATGCAGAAGATGGTGTAATTGCCGACAACGACGACCCTAAGCTATCAACCGTCAAGTACTTGATTAAGCGTTACGCAGGTATCACGACGGTAACTAACACGTTGTTGAAGGATACGGCAGAAAACATCTTGGCATGGTTGTCATCATGGATTGCGAAGAAGGTTGTTGTTACGCGTAACAATGCCATCATCGCTGCTATGAACGCAGCACCAACTAAGCCAACATTGGCAACGTTCGATGACATCAAGAAGATGGCGTTGACTGCTGTTGACCCAGCTATCCGTGCAACGTCATTCTTCATGACTAACACGTCTGGTATTGCTGTTTTGGCAACGGTTAAGGACGCAGACGGACGTTACTTGTTGCAACGTGATGTTACTCAACCTGAAAACTACATGATTGAGGGTAAGCAAGTAATCGAAATCGCTGACAAGTGGTTGCCTTCAAACAAGGGTGCAATGCCTTTGTACTTTGGTGACTTGAAGCAAGCTGTAACGTTGTTTGACCGTGAAAATATGTCATTGTTGTCAACCAACATCGGTGGTGGTGCCTTTGAAAAGGACTTGACGAAGCTACGTATTATTGATCGCTTTGATGTTAAGACAACCGATGCCGATGCATTTGTGGCTGGTTCATTCACGGCTATTGCTGACCAACCTGCAAAGACTGTTACAGCACCGGACGCGAGTACCAGCACGCCCAAGTAAGGTTAAGACTAAGGCGAATGAAGATTCAGTGACAGTGGAGGCTGAATAATGACTAATTTTGATATTTACAATGCAGGTGGGGCAAAGGTTGCTGACAACAAGCCATCACCGGTTACAGTTGGTGGACTAACACCTAACACGACATATACCGGTTGGAAGATTGCATACGCTGGTTCGGACGCAAAGGCGGACATTCCAGAGTTTAAGACTTTGCCACGCAAGTTGGCTTCTTTCAAGGTTGATAAGACGGAAATTTCTGGTAATGTTGGCGAAAGCGCAACGATTACGACTTCTGATTTTGCGCCTGCTGACGCAACTGACCAAACGTTGAAGTTTTTCACCGAAGATGGATCAATTGCAACGATTACTTTCGATCACGGCACCACTTACACGGTTAAGTTATTGAAGGCAGGTACAACTAAGTTGCACTTCAATGCTAATGACAATGGTGGAGCGCACGCAGAAGTAGTTGTAACCGTTACAGCACCAGCACCAGCACCAGCACCAGCACCTGAACCAAAGCCGAGTAGTCTGAAGACGAGCACGGGCGTTGATTCAGTGACAGTGGAGGCTGAATAATGACTAATTTTGATATTTACAATGCAGGTGGGGCAAAGGTTGCTGCAGGCAGAAAGAAAGCTTAATAGGCAGGTGAGTTAAATGACGGTCAATATTGAACAATTCAAGACACTAATGCGCGTTGATTTTGCTGATGATGACGCAATTATCAATGGCTACTTGTCTGCAGCTGAAAATTACATCAAGGATGCAATTGGAACGGATGGCAATTTCTATGCTCAACCTGCTGTTGTTGACCGTTACGAAACTGCTGTCTATGCCTATGCTGGCACGTTATACACGTACCGCATCAGTATGACTGAAGTCAAGGCGGTAACAATGGACGCAACTGTCAACTCAATTGTTGGTCAGTTGCGAGGTAAGTACGCGGAATGGGAGGAAGCACATGAGTCCGATTGAATATAACAAGCGGTTATCTTTCGGTACTATCTCGACAACAACAAACCCGAATACGGGTGGGCCTGTGCAAGCTTTCGTTCCAAAGTTCACTGTATGGGGTCAAATCAGGCGTCGAACTATGGCTAATAACTATTCTGTGATTGCTAATGGTTTGACCGACACACAGGACGTTGTTATTCGTCACAACAAGGCTGTTAACAACAGTTTGATAATGGTTATGGATAATGAGCGGTACGAGATTAAAAACGTCTCTCCTGACGAAACGCAGGGGTTTAATAAGCAGGATATTTTAACAGTTCAAAAAGTGAAGAAGACGGGTAAGTAGTTATGGCTGATTTGCACAACGACGATGATTTCGGAAAATTACTAGACGACTGGTTGGATAACGTTGAAGCCGTATCATCCCAACTATCACCTGAAGAACAGGCTGAAATAACCAAAGCTGGTGCTGATGTTTACGCTGACAAGTTGGAAAAGACAACGCACGAAAAGCACTACCGCGATGGTGTTGATGAAGAGTTGCACTTGGCGGATGACGTTAAGTCTCAAAACACCAACCTTGGTGGTGAGATTGACGGAAGCTCAACTGTTGGTTTTGGAGAGAAAGCATACATTGCAAGGTTCTTGAATAACGGAACCAAGTTTATGAAGGGTGATCACTTTGTTGAGAATACGCGTCAAGAATCAATTGATGACATTCTCACAGCTGAAGCGATTGCTTATAAGAAACGAATTGACGAGGCACAATCATGACACTAGCAAGTGACGTGGCAGACTTCTTACGGGAGTTGAAACTGGACTGGATAGATGCCGTCTATGCGGGTTCAATTCCGCAAGAATTAGCTGCCGAAACAGATAGTACCGTGGCATTAGTCACGGAAGTAATTGAGACACCAGATGAGTGGAACAACAACACATTTTCTGCGTTGTCTCAAACTGCACAAGTTCAAATATTTTACGCGACTAACTTCGGTGTTCCTATGCAGGATGTCGAAGTTTTTTTGATGAAAAAATTCATGTCCGCTGGTTGGACGATTGCGGTCAGCGATCCACACGACATCGACCCAGACACGAAACAAGTATTCAAGACGTTGCAGTTTGAACGAACGAAAAACATTTAAGAAAAGAGGAATTAGCTAATGGCTATGACGAAGGGTGGAACTATTGGTGTTGACCTTGTGACCGTCGCCTTGCTTGATGATGCGGGCAAGATTAAGACGGGTGCTGATGGTTTGACTACCGACGGTATTTTTGTGATTACTGATGAAGTTTTGGGTACTAACCAAGCCAACATCACGAACTTGGAAGGTTCAATCACTGAAATTTATGGAAATAACGGTGCTGTTGATTCATCAACAGGTAAGGGTAACACTTCAGTTGCCTTTGTATTTAATGCTTTGCCAACTGACGTTAAGCACAAGATTTTGGGGGACAAGTCTGATGGTAAGGGTGGCTGGTTGCCATCACAAATCAAGCCACGTGTCGCTGCGTTGATTAAGACGCACCACTTGGACGGAACAGACATGTTCATTGGGTTCGGTAACGGTAAGTTCACGATGACGGCTGCTGACTTAAAAACATCAACAAACACTGAACAACGTGTTACTGACCAAATGACTTACACGGCTTTGGATGTTCCTGCATGGAAGCAAAACCACAAGACGTATGAGGCATCAGACCAAGGCTTTACTGAAGCTGCGATGATGTCAGAAGTATTCGGTGGCTACACCGCTAGTACTGGTGCAACTACTGCATCCAAGTAATTAAAGGTTTAGCCATTTCAAATGGCAAACCTCCGCAAGGTCAGATTTGAAGTCCGGCCTTTGCATACATAGCTAAAGAAAAAGAGGTAAATAAACATGACTATGAAGCTATACATTAAGGCATTGAAGCGCAAGCCATTTGAAATCAAGGCATCAACCCGTTTGATGATGGCAGCAACGAAGATGCAATTGGATCAAGCTAACTTTGAGAAGAATTTGCAGGATAAGACTAAAGATTTGCCGGAGGCAGAAGCTGGCGCATTAGCTATGCAAGGTATGCTGGACTCAATGCAAAGTCAAATTGATTTCATCACGGACACTTTGGGATTGGATGACAACCTACAAGACAAGTTGGTTGAACTTGAACCGGCAGAAGTTTCAGAAATCACCGTATACATTACTCAACGGCTAATGGGTATGAGTGATGCAGATATTCGTTTGGCACAAGCTGAACAAGAAGCGGGTTTAGTACAAACGGAACACTAGAGCAACGTATCTATGAGTATCAAAACACGCTCGATGACATGAAACGTATGGGTAAACAGGCAATGCAAGAGTTCAATTGGACGCCTGGTGAGTTTTACGACCAAGACTATTTTGAACTCACAGATATGCTGTCAGTCGGAGATGAAACGACACGATTAGTTGACCCAAGCGCTTTGTTTTAGGGCGTAACTATTTTTGAGGAAAGGAGGAAAAATGAATGAGTGAGAAAGTAGCTGGTACACTCTCGACTAGCATTAAGCTTGATACCGCCGAAGCCGCTGCAAATGCCAAAAATTTGCGTACTGAAGTGCGTCAGCTTAATACGGAGTGGAAAGCACAAGAAGCTGTCTTAAAGTCCACAGGGGACAATTTGGGGGCTGCTGAAGCTAAGATGAATGGTCTTACACAGACCGCTGAAAAGCAAAAGCAATACATCAACGCTTTGAAGATGGAACAGCAGTCATATAATGACGGCACTGAAAATGGTGCTAAGAAAATGGCTGAACTTCAATCTCAAATCGAACAAGCCACTGCCAAGTACAACAAACAACAGCAACAATTGGCTAAAACTAAGGAAGCCGTTGATTATTACAAGTCTGGTTTGTCTGAACTCAATAACGAGATGAAGCAAAACGAGCAAGTAGCTAACAGTCGTATTTCACGATTGGAAGCAGAAGGAAAATCAACAGAAGCTGCCGAAGAAAAGGCAAAGTTATTGCGGTCACAAGTCGATAACTTATCGGAAGCATACGAGAAACAAGTTGCTCAACTAAGCAAGTTAGAACAAGCCGACAATGTTTCGTCAGAAAGTATGACTAAGCAACGCGTTCGAGTGAATGAAGTAGCTGAATCACTAGCTAAAGCAAAATCTGAACTTACAAGTCTTGAAAAATCAGGGAAGATTGACTTGCACCTGACCGGTTTATCACGGGCCAAAGAGCAAGTCAGCGAGATTAAAGAAAAGTGGTCAGGATTAAAGACTTCAATTGCTGGTTCTGCCATTGGTAATACGGTTGCTAACATGTTCACTTCATCGTTGGCTACCATTGGCTCACACTTGCGTGAGGCAGCTTCTGCTGGCGCCGAATATGACAAAGAACAGCAAGTTATGCAAGCGACATGGAACACATTGACCGGTAGCGCATCCAAGGGTAAAGACATGGTCAAATCAGTTAATGACATGTCAACTGCTTTTGGACAATCAAGTGACCTAGTCAACGAGTTGGACCAGCAGTTCTACCACGTGTTTAATAACAAGGGCAAGACTGAAGATATGACGAAAGCCATTCTGACGATGTCTGACACGATTGGCTTGTCAGGTGAAGCAACTGAACGTTTGGGAACCAACTTCACGCACATGATGACATCTGGCCGTATGCAGTTGGGCGATTTCAACATGATTACCGACCAATTGCCTATGTACGGTGAGAAGTTGCTTGATTATGAGCGTAAAGTTCAGAACAACAGCCAATTGACAATGGCACAGTTGCGTGACCAAATGTCTGCCGGCAAGATTAGCGCACAAGATGCTGAAGCTGTCATGGAAGAACTTGGTGATAAGTATGCCAAGGCTTCTGAAAACATGATGGGTACCATGTCAGGTATGGAACGTGTGATTAGTGCGCGTGGTAAGGCTTTGGCTGGTGCTTTGATTAACCCAATTTTGCAGACTAAGAACCCGTTGTTTGAGGCTGTATCTAAGTGGGTATCAGATCAATCAACTATGAAAGAGTTCGACAAGGTTGGTGCGGCATTCAGCAAGTCGCTTGGCACAATTACTAGTGCATTTAGCAAGGTATTTGCCGGTATGTCATTCAATGACAGCGCCAATAAATTCATGGACTCAATCGCACATGGTGTTGAATCAGCGTCAAAAGTCATTGCAGTACATGCACCAGAAATTGTTGATGGTGTGAAGTCAGTTTGGAACATCATCAAGATACTTGCAGAGATTGGCGAAGGTGCATTCAAAGCCATTGTTGTTGGCGTTGAGTTACTAGCTAAGGGTGCTGCAAAGCTAATGAACGGCGGTAAGTCTGCCAAGACATTCAGTGATGCGCTAGGTGATATTGCAAAGCACAAAGAAGCATTGCAGACTATCGGAGCCGTGATTGCTGGTCTTTGGGCAACGTCAAAGATGGTTGGCTTTGCTTCAAAGTTGAATGATACACGTCATACGTTAATAGACTTTGGTGGAACAGCGTTGGACGTTGGTAAGAAGATGATATTCAAGGAAGGCGTAGTCGGTGCAACTAATCTGACTAAGTTTGGAGGCGCTTTGCGTGGGCTTGGTTCAGCGTTCGCAACTGCTGGTAAGTTCTTGTTAACTAACCCATTTGGAATTATTATCACAGCTATTACAGTACTGGGAGTTGCGCTGTTTGGACTGTACAAGCACAATGCAAAATTCCGTGAGTTTGTAAACGGTATTGCCAAGAGTATTGCTAACTTTGGTAAGTCGATTGCCAATGGTTTTGGTAGTGCCATTAAGACGGTTGAAAAATTTGGATCACAGATGCTTGCCGGTTTGAAGAAAGGCTGGAATGCATTCGTTAAGGGCGCTGAAGCCTTATTTAAGACACTTGGCAAGATTCTAATCGTTTCGATTGCGTTCCCAATCGGACTTGCAACAATCATTCTGTCACCTATCTTGAAGGTGCTTAAGAGTGTTATTGACTCAATAGGTAAGTGGTGGAGTTCAAACATTGCTAAACCGTTTGCTGAAGGTTGGAAAGAAGTTGATAAGACTGTCGCCGCTGGAGCTAATGACATCAAGGAGGTTTTGGACGTAGTTTGGAAGGCTATCACAGTCGCCTGGAAGTTCTATTGGAACGCTATTACTAGTTTCTATGGTGGTATCTGGGACGGTATCAAGAAGATTGCTGGCCCAGCTGTTGATTGGATTTCTGATAAGTTGTCGGCTGTTTGGAAAGTTATTTCTAGCGTATGGAACACTTGTTGGACTGCAATTAGCAAGTTCTGGGGTTCAATTTGGGATGGCATTCGCTCAACTGGTGAAGCAGCTTGGAATTGGGTATCTGACAAGATTGGTGGTTTCTTGAAGTCCGTCAGCGACGGCTGGAATAGCACTTGGAGTGCTGTTGGTAAGTTCTTTGGCTCAATTTGGGGCGACATCAAGTCAGACGCTAAGGCTGGATTTAATGATGTTATTGGCATCGTAAACAAAGGTATCGGTGCGATTGATGATGTTATTCATGATTTTGGCGGTGATAAGCATGCAATTAAGCTAATTCCTAAGTTTGCAGCCGGCACGCCTGGAGCGCCAAAGGGCTTGGCACTGGTTAACGATGAAAAGGCAGCTGACTACAAGGAAGCGATTATTGACAACAAGGGTGAGATGAAAATCTTGCAAGGTCGTAATCGCTTGGTTAACTTTGAAGGCGGCGAAACGGTCATTCCAGCTTCAGCCACTAAGCAGATGATGAATGCGTTCGGTATTAATGCCTACGCAGACGGTACAAGTGGCTGGTTTAGCTCAATTACTGGTTGGGTTAAGGATAAGTGGGACACACTTAAAACTGTGCTCAAAGACCCCGTCAAAGCGCTGGGTAACGTTGTAGATAAGGCTGTGAATGTATCTGGTATGAGTGATTTCGTTCAATCATTCGCACCAGGCGCAGCACATGCAGTGTTGAGTGGCATTTCTGAACCAATTAAGAAGTTGCTTAAGAGTTTGTCAGATAAACACGATACAGAAGATGGTGGTGGTCAACACGGAAACCCCGGTGGTGCTGGCGTGCAACGGTGGGCTGATTTGGTAAAGAAGGCTTTGGCCGCCAATGGTTTGTCAACTTCAAGTGATATGGTTGATAGAGTTCTTCGTCAGATGGCCACTGAATCAGGTGGAAATGAAAATATAACGCAACCAGGAATTGACCCTGATGGAGATGGTTCAGGGCCAGCCATTGGATTGATGCAGATTAAGCGCAGAACATTCGAGGCAAATGCATTCCCAGGACATGGAAATATTTTCAATGGATATGATTCATTGCTTGCTGGTTTAAATTATGCTAAGAAGCGATATGGTGACAGTTTGTCATTCTTAGGTAACGGGCATGGTTATGCTAATGGTGGGCTAATTTCACAACATGGACTGTACGAAGTAGCTGAGAGAAACATGCCAGAGATGATTATTCCATTGGATCAGGCAAAGCGAAGTCGAGCAAAGCAATTGCTTAATCAAGTAACCAATAACTTTGCAGCGACCGACCCTCATCCAACTGTTTCGGAAAATGCAACAGTTGTTGATTTGAGCGCGATTACACAACGTTTGGACGGCGTGGTTAAGTTGTTGCAAGACTTAATTCAAGCGGTGTACGGCACAGCGGTTACGCAAGGCCAGGTGTATGACATGGTAAACAACCAAACCAAGCAGTTGAACACGTTGAACCAATTCGCAAAGGGGTGATTGAATGGCAGATTTTAATCTAACACCTACGATTGTCACGGCATTGGTAGCTCAACAAGACCCAACGATGGACGACACAGTGAACATTGATATTACTAAGTTTGTTGATGTTGGTAATGCAACAACAACGGACAAAAACGGTAATACGACGACCACTGATGTTGGTACCACAAGTTCACTAGTGACTGGTTCAACTATCATACAGAATCCGTTGCCGGCTGACGTGCAAAAGATAGTTGATCCGCCTATTAAAGGTTTCAATACCGATGGTTGGGTGCCGGTTGATTACAGTTACGATGCCAACGGTCATTTCGTAGTTACGCATCAGGTTGATGACGGGTTAACACCTGATTTCAGCCAAACAGACATAATGACAACATCTGATTTCTAGGTGGTGCCTTTTTTGTAGGGTGATACCCTACGTACATATCATTTCAAGGAGGATAAGAGAATGGCGGACACTAAAACGCCACGCAATGCACAAGGGCAAACCTATGAAGAATGGTTAGCGCAGAAAGTTAGTGCATCACGTGGTAACAAGTATGAAATTGATTTGAATGAGTTCATTTACGGCATGGACGTTGCCGCTGGTGTTAAGGGCGTGCGTTCTAGTGATTTAGGACTGATTATTGGTCACGTAAGTAAGCCACTTGCACCAGCTATTACAGACACAACACAAGTGGCTGTAAACAAGTACGGTGTCATTGCACAAGGTTTGTCATATGGTGCACGTACAATCAACATTCCGGTAACGCTAAAGGCGGATAGCAACGAAGATTATCAGATGCGTGTGCACCAAATCGCTGCTGACTTGTTATCCACTGACACTAACGATGATGTATCAATTGTGTTTGGTGATGAGCCAGACGTTCAATACTATGGACGTTTCACTTCATTGCCTGATTTTCAATTCACAGATGTTGGGTCGTACACTGCCACAGCTACATTTGTGTTCACGTTACATGACCCACGCGGTTTCATTACAGTGCAAGACAGCAATATCACGTTATCTGATGGAACAGTTGTAAGTGCAGCACCAAATGAGTTGGTCAAGGTAACTAGCAACCCGTTTAGCTACACGCCACTTGGAACTGGCCCAGCTGACCCTATTTTTCACATTGTGCCAAAGGAGGGTGTCAATGCTTCACGGGTAGGGATGCAATTGGACAGCAAAGAAGGTGTCTGGTTTGGTGAAGATTTGTCTGATGTGAAGATTGATAGTAAGCCAATGCAGTTTGACGATGATACAACTGATTTGTCAAAGTGGTCGATGATTACACCGCTTGATAAGGGGAACGGACTGTATGACGGCAACTTGACGTTCAAACTAGCACGCAACGGACGTGTTGCTAATGGGCCGCTAACCTTGAATGATAACGGGCAAGGCATCGGTATTAACGGTAAGTTTGCTGACACACCTATGCCTTGGGGTCAGTGGCATGGGCCAGTAATGCAATCACAGCCAATTGGTGATTTGACTGGCGACGTTAACCCTAAAGACCCTGACAAAATGGGTAGTTGGGAAACGGAGATTACACTCACACACAACCGCTATTATGATCGCGCTGATATGCAGGTTGAAGCTTACATTCTTGATACTAGCGGCAAGCGACGTGCACGAGTTGGCATTGGTGATGGTGGTCATGACGGGCAGGCTTCTGGCGCGTGGATGTTCTTTGGAGAAGATGACGCATCGGAAGCTACTGCGCTTGCAACTGGACTTGGTTCAGAGTGGGTCATGCCACCTGGAGTTCAAAACAACAATGATGTGACAATTACACTGAATGACCACTATCCATTAGCAAATTCGTTCCTTGAATATCACAAGAAAACGACAACTACGTATGAGAGCTGGGACGGAACGTATAAGACGACCCGCACGATTGTCACTGAAGAATGGTCTTACTACTCAAATGACACACACAGTAACACGTACTTTAAGAAGACGCTGAGTGATACGACTGAAAAGCACGAAGAGAAGCCGTATTTGGTGTGGTGGTGGAGTTATCACTTTGGCAACTCAAATTCTGACGCAAACGGTAACTTGCATGTTGGTGATTTGCACTACTGGGAAGTAGGCTGGAACCGACGTGATAATGATTACGCTCACGCACCAGAACGGTCAGACCGCTACACAACACGTACACCAATCAACATTTACATGTACAACCGCACGTTTGTTAACCAAGTTTTTGAGAGTAACGCAGAAAACGGTAAGAAGTGGACGCAGACGACGGACGCGCGATACTACAACGGTGATGACCCAATCAACGGGAAGGTTGGTGTTTTGTATCAGTTGAGCCAACCATCATCAACTGCAACGTCTAACGGTAACCAAAACACTTCAACAAATTGGATACCTGTTGATTATCAATTCAACGATAAGAATGATCACGATGCACTTGATGCAGCCACAGTGAAGTTCGTTGTTGGGTATGACACTGTTAACCACAACGGTTTCTATGGTGAAATGTGGCGTATGTCTGATGAGACTGGCATAGCTAAGCCATTAGACAGCAAGCCATTCTGGACGTTTGAAGATAAGAAAGGGTTGAACCGTGCTAGTCGCTTCAAGTTCAAGCCTGGGCGTGTTGCAGTTTGGTTTGCTAAGACGGATATTCAAGAGGATATTATCGACCCTTCAACTAATCAACCGGTTAAGGCTTATCCAATTGATAAGTTGGATATTAGCCGTATTCGGGCTTATCGAGTGTATAAGAAGCCGTCACAGGCTGACATGATTACACTCAAAGCTGGTCAGAAGGCAATTATTGATTCGACTGATGAAACGTTGTCGATTAATGGGCGCATGCAGAACGAATTGTTTGATATGTACTCGACGTTCCCGCAACTACACGGGGGCGTTACGCAACGTTGGAACTTTGTTGCATCCGGTCACAGCTTGGATGATTTCGATGTGATTTTGGAGTACAGACCAACTCATAAGTAAGAAAGGAGGAACCGCATGTATACAGTATTAGACCCCAGATTAAATGTTGTTGGTTTCTTGTCAAACAAGGGACGGGGCGCAAATGATTTCTGGGGTGATACGATTTCACAACAGATTGCAGATACGCAAGATATTTTGGGTAATGTGGATCTAACGGTTGATAACGTTAGTCGTAACATCGACGTGTCAGGTAACACAAAAAATTGGAACCACACACTTAATGGCATTTCTTTCAACAATACGCTTGTTGGTGCACAAGTTGAGAATGGTTATTACTTGCTGTATCAAGATGATGCGAATAAGCGTCATTACCTAATGCAATTGACATCCGTTTCTGAAAAGGTGACACCAGGCGGTCAACACTATAAGACGGCGACTGGTGTTAACGCTGCACTGTATGATTTTTCACGCATGATTGTTGACGCTAAAGAATTCTATGCAAGTCCGACTGGCACACAAACACTTGGCTCATTACAAAACATTTTACGTTATATCTTGGGTCACGCTGGCTGGAATGTGAATGTTGAGGACTACAATTTCCCAGACATCACGTATTCAATCAGTGATGGCGCGTCGGTTCAATCTGTGTTGCAAGACATCATCAAACTGTTTGAAGTTGATGTTGATGCATACGTTACGATGACGCCACAAGGCCAGCTTGCACAGCGCGTTGTATCGTTCCGTCAACAAATGGGCGCTGACAGTGGCGTAACTATTCGATATGGCAAGAACATGACTGACATGACGCGTGAAGAGTTGTCAGATTCAATCTACACCAAACTATACGTTCAAGGCGCTAACAGTTTGAAGTTGAACACAACAAACAATGGATTACCTTACATTGTCGATGAAGCAGCTAATAAGTTGTATAACCCCGTTGGCGCTTCGAGTTCACCAGAAACGTTCCGTGAAGGTATTGTTGTTAACTCAATGATTACCGATGAACGTTCATTGTTGGCTTGGGGTAAGAAACAGCTGCAAGCTTTGAACCACCCACGCATCAACTACACGATTAGTTCAATTGCATCAACGGAAGCGGGACTTGGTGACACTATTCGAGTACAGGACTTGTACGCATCACAACAGATTTTGCTTACGAGTCGTGTCATTCAAAAGACATTCAGTTTTGCCAATCCAACTACTAATACGCTGGTGCTTGGTGAATACTCATCAGTCATTGGTGATAAGACTAAGAACATTGATCTAATTGCCAAACTTGGACAAGTTGCTGATGACATCACCGTTGTTTCTGAAGCGGCAGTTAAGACACAAGTTATTGCTGAAGGTGCTGCAAGTATTGCATCACAAGCAAGTAGTGCAGTAGGCAGTGTGGCTACACATGCTAACGCAGTCGAAGACGCTTTATCATCTGCGTTTAACACAGCAAAGTCTGATGTTGCACGACTTTATAGTGAAAATAAAGCGGACACGGCATCACTTAATTCATTTGTCACTGAACAACTTGCTACTACGAATAAAATGGTTGAAGACGCCAAGGCCAGCGCAATAGAAATCGGTCAAACAACAGCCCAAAATGCACAAAAAGCATTGGATGAAGCTAAAAAAGACTTCACTAGTAGTTTTGCCAGCCAAGCGAGTCAAACCGCTTCGATGGCTAGTGAAGCGAACTCAAAAGCAAGCCAATATGCAAGTCAAGCAAAGTCGGAAGCTGTTTCAGCTGCTACAAGCGCTGACGGGGTTGTTAGATCAGAGTTTAAGTTTACAACTGACTCCATGACCGCAACTATCCAACAAAACAAGTCAGACGCAGACGGTAAAATTACCAAAGCACAAACGACAGCGACACAAGCACTTGATGGTCTGTCAACAAAGGTTGAAAAGACAGAATACAACAAGACAACTGGTGACCTAACATCTAAAATCAATACGACGAGCGACACAGCTGAAAAGTCAAAGCAAGACATTGCAGACATTAAGGTTGCTAACGATAAGCAAGATAATCGTATGTTTCAAATTGAAAAGGACGCCACAGGTGTTAAGCAGACTGTTTCTGATTTAAGCACAGAACAGGGCAAGCAAAGGGGTTCAATTAGCAAATTAGAGCAACGTGCAGATGGTTTTGATGCGACAGTTACAAAGGTAAACAATCTGTCAGTTGGTGGTAGAAACCTATTACTTAACTCTAAGGATTTTGGTAGCCCGTGGAACGGTTTTGACGCAGGTTCCCCTAATATGTATCAGACCTTATCAGCAACTCAAGATACTAGACCGTGGGCTGGTCCTAAGTACAGTATGGCTAATCTTAGAGACAGGGGAGTGATTAACGACACTGACACATTTGTCATGTCTGGTTACGTTAGAAACACAGGCGATAATGATTTACAACTACACTTTTACGCAACAAATAACTCATCAACATGGACAAACAACAATAATGAGTATGTAAGTATCATTAAAGCTCATAGTGATTGGGTGCGTGTGTCAACAAAACCGTTTAAGTTTATTGGTTTGTCCACTATGGATAATACAGGTATCAGGTTTGAATCAGGAGATACAGTTACTAATGGTTACTTAGAGCAATCTGGATTAAAACTTGAAAAAGGTACTGTTGCAACAGATTGGACTCCTGCTCCAGAAGATGTAGATAGTGCAACCGCTACAGCTCAGTTAACAGCAGACAAAGCAACAACTAGCCTAAATAGCTTTAAGACTGACGCTGACGGTCGCATTAGCAAAGCGCAAGCTGACATTGTCGCAAATGCCAATGCAATCACGCAAAAGGTCAGCCAAAGCGATTACAATGCAAAGACTGGTGAACTGACTCAATCAGTATCTAAGGCGCAACAAACTGCCGATACGGCAACGCAAACAATCGGAACTTACAAAGAAACGAACGATAAGCGTGTAGCTTCTGCTGAAACAAATATTAAAGCTAATTCTGACGCTATCAAGTTGACAGTAAGCAAGACTGACTTCGATAAGGCAACTGGAAAGATTAATGGAGACATTAGCAGTCTCACACAACGAGCAGATGGTTTTGACGCAACGGTTACAAAGGTTAACAATCTGTCTGTTGGTGGTCGTAACTTATTGCTTGGCACGTCAAATAGCTTTACTGGAATTGGAAATAACTCCATAAATGGAACTTTTAATGACCAAGGTGGTCAATATTATTTAGCAGGTTGTAAAAAAGTATCCGACCTGTATAACCAATATGGTCCATCTGAGTACCTGACTATATCATTTGATTGGGTTGCTAGTGGCTCTGATATTTCTGGTGAATTTATTCCCCAATGGAATGACACGCCTTGGGGGCTATCAGTCGTTGGAAGCGTAAAAATTAGCAAAGTGAATGTTGCTGGTCATTATACAAATACTGTTTCGCTTAAACAAGATGGTTATTCTACCAGTAACGCTACCGGTATCAGGTTTCGACAAGATAACCTGAAAGGGAACTTAACAATTAGTAACATCAAACTAGAATTGGGTAACGTTCCAACCGACTGGACTCCAGCACCAGAAGATATTGAAAGCAGTGTTGCGCAAGTTAAATTAACCGCTGATGGATTATACGAAAAAGTCAACAACCCAACTACCGGAATTGCCACACGTTTGTTGACAGCGGAAGGAGCTATCACAGCAGTTCGAGACAAGACAAACGAACTGTCTTCAACGTTGACACAAACGGCTAATTCCATCCAAGCTAGTGTCGCAACGAAGACTGACAAAACGACAGTGTTGTCATTGTTTAGCGACAACTTTGAAGCTGGAATTAAAGGCCATACTGGCGCGATTATCTCTGGTATCAATGGAGACGCATCTGGTATGCAAATTGCAGGTAAACACATTGTGCTTACTGGTGATACGACCATTCAGTCAGGTTTCACGTTAACTGTTGATCATCTTGTTGGTAACACAGCACAGTTTATTAAAACTAACTGGGAAAGTGCATACAGCAACATCCAAATCGATGGTGATGGTATCACAATTGCCTCTAAGGACAATAAAGCTAAGACTGTCTTTGAGAATGGTGATACACACTGGTGGTCACCACGAGGTGAAGATATTGGATATATCGGCATCACAACCCCAATAGTCAATCAAACGAACGCCGATTACATGACCATTGGTGTAAATGGGTGGCAAACGACTACTAAGGGTGACAGCCACTACGATTACGGAACTTCTGATTTCTACGGAGGTGACGGAATTATGTTTGGTGTTACAGATGCAAATACTGACAAAACGGGAAGCTATCGTAAGCTAATGTCTTGGGAGTCTAACCTTACTGCCATTTATCTAGGTGTTCAAACTGGCTGGCATGCATGGGAACAATACGAGTTCCACAAAGATGTTAAGGTTGACGGTGCAATGAATGTATCTGGCAATTTAACCACAGGTGGTGACATCAACCTTGGCTGGACGCTTCGCAAGAATGGAACCGGCTTCTATCCGGCGCACTTTAACGGTTTACCGGGTATTCACATTGTTGGTACTAACAGTGGAATTGTTTTTAATGAATCTGCCAACAAGTTTTACGTTGTAATGGGCGGACACTGGAACGAAATAACGATGTCAGGTAACTGGGGAACTGGTAGCTGGGACAATTAACAGGAGGAAACAATGAAACTGAAGAATTATCAAATTTATATGATTGGTAATTATTTACAATCGCTTACTTTGCCGGCACAAGTTAGCCGTGCTAAGACTAAGCTGATTGCGAAGATGAACGATGTGTTGCGTGATCAAAGTGAAGATGAGCAAGAGTTGCTTAAGCAATTCAACGCCACTAAGACTGACAAAGGTTGGGACTTTGGAACAGTTGAAAATAAGCAAGCTTATGAAGTTGAACTTGATAAGCTTAAAAGTGAGATTGTCGTTATTTCAATCTCTGAATATCCTACACTTGAACAAGCGTTGAAGGACTACTTCAAGACGTATGACGGTGATATTGCACCCGAATATGCTGATTCCTTTGACGCTTTTTATGATGCACTAGAAATTGAAGAAAACGAGGAAATTTAATCATGACTATTACTAAGACTACTAATTACAACGCTTCACTTGCTGACGCTAACGGCATTGGTTACGCAACGTTTACTGGCTCAATTGACGCTATCGGGGTACCAACGACTAACTACTACATCAATGACAAAGACACTTACAAGGCCAACATCAAGGCGTTTCGTGCTGGTTTGCAAGAGTTCCAAAACGCAGTATTCGCTGACGCTGATGCACTAGCTGTACAAGCTGCTGCTGCTAAGGAGGCGTAATGCAATATGTCAAAGCTATCACCAGGAGACACAATCGCACTAGTTGCAGTTCTTATGACGGTTGGTACAGGTTGGCTTGGCTGGTCAGTGAAAACTGGCTTAACTGAACCACTTTCTGCGCTACGCAACGCCATTGATGAGCTACGTGACACAATGAAGGAAATGCGTGAAGATACCCAATCAAAACTAGCAATCCACGACATCGAACTGGTACACCACGATGATGCCATTAAGACATTGCAAGAGAAGTTGAAGGAGGTAGATTGATGAATAATTTAATCGAGTTGCTTAAAGCACTGTGGGAGATTGGAATCCTGCCAGCGCTTTTAATTTTGGCTATTGTTCATCTGCGGACGGCCGTTGACGGCAATGCTAAGATGCAAACCGTTCTAGACATTGCCGAAAAGGCAGTGAGCTGGGCAGAAGATAACTTTGACGGTGGAGCTAAGCAGAAGGCCGAAGCATTGAAGTTTGTCTCTGATGAGCTATTGAAGTTGGACAAGGCACACCTGTTCACAGCAAGCGAAGTTGATACTGCGATTGAGTGGGCGGTCGGCAAGATGAAAGGAATGATTTAGTAGATGAATAAGAGTATGAAGTTGGTCGCCATTGGAGCGGCCTTTTTGTTTGGCACGACGCTGTTGGGTGCACCAACTGCACACGCAGACGGGCCACGTATGGATATGGTGGACGTATCAAATTGGAATGGTTATTTGTCAGTAGATGATTTTGTCACCATGCGTAACGCTGGGGTTAAGGCCGTGACGGTTAAGATTTCAGAAGGAACTTGGTATAAGGATCCAACTGCTGCTAACGACATCGCTAACGCACAAGTGGCTGGTTTGTACGTGAATGGCTATTACTTTGCATATGCGACTGATAATGCTACTGCTGTACAAGAAGCTAACTATGCTTCGGCTACGGCGCAAGCTGACGGTCTTGGAGTTGGCGCAGTGTTGGCGGTAGATGCTGAATCGCCCGACCAAATGGCAATGGGTTCAGCAATGCAACCAGTTAATGCCACGGCAGAAGCGCAGGTTAGAGTTGCTGGTGGTTATCGTTCAACTACCTACACGATGTCATCGCACTTGAACACCACACCAGATGGTGACAAGACTTGGGTTGCATCATACCCATACAATGCCACGGCTGACATGAACTGGTTCAGTTCAGAGCACTCATGGCAATATAACGATAAGCAAACATTCGCAGGTGTGAATGGTACGTTTGACGTGTCACAAAACTACGATGATTTTTTCACGGCTAACCAACAACCAGTTGGTGCCAACAATGGTGAAACTGTCTGGCCTAAGAATGGCGTTTGGTACACTGACCAATCATTCAAGAACAAGGCTAACGGTATCGTTAAGCACATGGGATCGTACTGGTCATTCCGTGACGGTAAGCTGGTGACATCTGACTGGACTAAGGCGTGGGGTAACTACTACTGGTCAGCCGCAGACGGTAAGATTGTTCAAGGTGAAGGTGATTGGCATGGCTATCACTTTAACTTTGGGACTGATGGAACGTTCAACGCAAAGTCAGCAACTGTGACTGATTTGGATAGCATTATTAATTAGATATTAAGGCGGACCAACTTGCGACATTGAAACAGATGCGCAAGTTGGTCCACATATAAATTAAGCCCGCTGGACTTGGATTAACTTCCTCGTCTGGCGGGCTTTTTTGTATTGAAATTGACATTCAATATGGTGCCATATATAATAAAAACATATCAAGTCCCCGGGCAATTTTGTTCGGGCTTTTTTTATAGTAAAGCTGGAATTAAAAATGAATATACAAGATGAAAATCAAAAACTTGTAAATGTTTTTAGTGATCGAAAAATGTCAATCGATTCAGAAAATGCAAGTATCGCCATTAAAAATATCGGATACTATAAGTTAAAAGAATACGCAAAGCCATTTGTAAGAGATGGTCTATATGATGGACTACTATTCAGCAGTGTGTTAAAACGATATTTTTTTGATAAAAACCTAAGAATACATTTGTTACATATTATTGAAATGATTGAACTAGCCTTTAAAAACAGTCTTGCCGAGCTAATAGGTAATGACTCTGGCCCATTTGGATATTTGGACTTTTTAGTTTGGGCTGATCAAGGACGTTATACCTCTGAGTATATTATTGGAGAACAATCTTTGATAAAAAATACAATTTTGAAAATGATTAAAAATATGAATGAATATTCAAATCCAGAATATTTTGACGAAAAAAATCTCATTTTAAAAGATAATAAATATAATAAAGTAGAAAATGGTTCTCAACATAAGAAGTATCCTACCGTTTGGCTAGCATTTGATTTATTATCATTTGGACAATTACATCATATTTACCAACTTTTACCGTTGAAAAGTAAGAATAAAATTGCTAAAAATTTTAATTGTGGTAGTTCTGAATTAAATTCATGGATAGGGGCAATGGTTTTAGTTAGAAACGTTTGTGCACACAGTTCTAATTTAATTGATATTGAATTTAAAACTTTGCCAAAATCTAAAGTCGAATGGAGAGAATATTTAGATGTTCACGAACGAAAAAACGGTAAAACTGAGATAACTAATAAATTAGCCAGCGTTATTATTCCGATAGTTTATTTGGCTCATAATATAGATCAAAATTATGGTTTTGGAGACATCTATAAAGATATTCAAAACGCCATAAAGCCTGTAAGAAAAAACGGCGAAAATCAAGCGCAAGCATTAGGCTTTAGTAGCAAGGCAAAAATGATTAAGTTCTTTTCAAATTATTTTCAATAATAACTTTAGTTGATTTACTTGAAAAAAGCCCGCTGGACTTGGATTAACTTCCTCGTCTGGTGGGTTTTTTATTGTACAATAATTGAGTGAGGGAATGACAGGTCATAACCTGCAAACTAAAAATTTAATTCAGCTTAGTTTGCGCCAGCCGATATGAGGATTAATATTTGCGCCATATTTGCGCCAGTAAACGCTCAAACTACTGGTGTATAAGCATTTACACATTCCCACGTACAACGAACCGTTTGTGGCCATAAGCTAAAAATAAACATACAAAAACCACTGAAACAGTTGATATAACGGCTTTCAGTGGTTTTTTGTATGTATTTAATTATCATTGCAAAGCTTGTGTCGCTGCTGGATCATCACCGGTACTGGTATCTGCAGTAGCAGTACCATCATCTTGTACTTGGGTTTCGGATGCAGTTGCTTGCGAATCAGAAGCAACTGGTACTTCGGCCGTTTCGGGTTGTGAATAATCTGATGTGGCAGGTGCATAAGCTGTGTCGTCACTTGGAACACTAGTGTCGGCAACGGATTCTTGCACGTCAGCCGAAGTAGCGACTGCTGGTTCATATGTATCTTGAGGCGTCACAACAGTAGCTGAGCTTGCTTGTTCTGTTGAAGAACTCGCTGATGATGACGAAGAAATACTTGATGTGATGATTTTAGTTTTTGGATGGAGAACCTTAGTAGATTCGGCTTTTTTATTTGGGTGAATTGTCAATTCAACCGGAACACTTGAGATAAATAATATTCTTTAGCCGATCTCCAGCCGAAAAGCTTTCGAGGTCGGCTATTAATTTGCTCAACCATTTGTTCAATGTATTCGTCTGAATAA